AAAACCCTAATTGTATATTTTCCAATTAAAAAAAACGACCTGTACACCGTTAAACCCTACGAACCACACATTTTGGCGCTACAAACAATCGATGGTTTTATATCCTATTACTGGCTTATGCTTGTAGAATACGACCAGGATACATCCCTGGCCTACGAAGCCGCCGAACGTGCCCACAAACGCTATTTTGGCCAACCCAAATACAGCGGAATCGATTCATTCCGTGCAGCCATGAGCCGCCACCTTAAAAAAATAAAAAATACTTAACAATGTTAATCAAACATTGTAATACAATTCTTTACATTTGTAGCAAATATCGTTACAAATGGGCGAATTTTCTTTACATCTGTTCGGCAAAAAATTAATCGATTACCGCTCCGGGTCACTCGAAAACCCTCAATATTCGTTAACAGACCCAAACGTTATCGATTATCTTTTCGGCGAACAGGGAGGCGTAATCAACATTAACCACGATACAGCTCTCAATTACTCCGCCGTTTGGCGGGCCGTAACCCTCTTATCCGGCCATATCGCGTTCTCCCCCAAACACGTTTTTATTAAAACCGATGAAGGCCGCAACGTGGCCACAAACCACCCGGTGGATAAACTTATTTACCGCCGCCCCAGTTATACGATGTCATCGTTCATCTGGTTCGAGCGCCTCATGCAATACCTGTTACTCTGGGGCAACGCGTATGCCATCATCCAGCGGAATAGTTATTACGAACCCATTAACCTCCCGTTGGTAAAACCTTCCGATGTGGATGTGGTCGAAAAAAACAACGGGTTGTATTACAAAATAAACGGGTACAGCAAACCGCTACCGGCCACCGAAGTCATCCACGTTCCCGGGTTTGGCGACGGCATTAAAGGCAAAGACCCCATTACAGTGGCCCGCGAAAGCATCGAAGGCGGTTTAATTTACCAGAAAACCGGTAACAAATTCTTTGAGAACGGCTATCTAAACGACCGTTTTTTGTCGTTGCCCGGTAAACTGCCCGACAAAAACCGCGAAGCCTTCCTCGAAAGCCTGAAAAAAGCATACCAGGGAATGAAAAACGCCGGAACTCCCATGCTTCTGGAAGGCGGTGCCGAGTTGAAAAGCATCGGCATGCCACCCGAAAACATGCAGTTTTTACAGAGCAAAAAGCACCATATTTCCGAAATTGCCCGCTGGTTTGGCGTGCCTCCCCATAAACTGGCCGACCTCGAACGCTCCACAAACAACAACATCGAGCACCAGGGAATCGAATACGTTACTGATGCCCTTTTGCCGTGGACCGTCCGCATCGAACAGGAATTTAATTATAAGCTATTTACCGAGGAGGAACAGGAAAACCATTACGTAAAATTCAACCTGAACGCGCTTATGCGGGGCGACCTTCGCACCCGGTCGGAATATTACAGCAAAGCCACCGGAGGGCGCCCGTGGATGACCCCCGACGAAGTCCGCGAACTGGAAGACACAAACACCCGCGGAGGAAAGGCCGATGAGCTTGTCGACCCGGCAAACATCGTCGGTAACAATGTGAACCCCCAAAATTAACACACATCATGAAACAAAGAGAAATAAAGGAAAACATAGAACAGCGCTTTTTCGAGTTGGAAGATGCCTTCGAAACCCGCGTGGTGGATGAAAATACCTATATCCGCGGTTACGCCGTCAAATACAACGAATTAAGCAGGCCGATTGGCTGGGGATTCCGCGAAAAGTTCAGCCCCGGCGCCTTCGATAACGTGTTAAAGAACGATTATCGCAATGTGGTGAACGACACGGTTTGCCTTTTCCAACACAACCCATTATATGTGCTGGGGCGCCGGTCATCCGGTACGCTCCAGATTGGGAGCGACGAAAAGGGATTGTGGTACGAGGTTAAACTCCCCAAAACCAGCGCCGGAAATACGGTCCGCGAATTAATCGACCGCGGCGACCTTCGCCACAGTTCTTTTGCCTTTTTGGTGGAAACCAAAGGCGAAACATGGGAAGAAACCGAGGAGGGCGAATTTCGCACCATCGAAAAAGTACGCTACCTGAAGGACGTTTCCCCCGTAACCGACCCGGCTTACCCGCAAACCGAAGTAGCCCGCCGCAGTTACGAAACATGGAAAACCGAAAACACCCCGGAAACAGATTCACAATGGCAGGCCGAAGGCCGCGCCCGCGAAATACAATTACATGAAATGTTAACTCAATTAAAGTAAAATGAACACACAGGATTATTTGAAACAACTCAAAGAAAAGCGCGGCAAGCTTCATTTCGAAATGAAAAAGCTGAACGATGCCGCTGTTGAAGGAAAACGCGGTTTCAATGCCGACGACTGGAGCAAATGGGAAAAAATGGGCAACGATTTCCAGGAGCTTGAAAAAGAAATCGAACGTCAGGAGCAGATAATGGAACAGGATGCCCGCCTGGCAAAGGTAGACCTCGAACGCGAGGAAACCCGCCGCAAAGGCGAAAGCCGCGAGGAGGCAGTGGTGAAAGAGTCCCTCAGTTTCCGTGATTGGTTCCTGAAACAGCCCGCCGGGGGTTCACCCGTCGAAATCAGGCTGTTGGAAAAAGCCAACGAAGGCGCCTACGCTGTGCCTGTTGGTTTCATGAACAAGGTCGAGGAAGCCATGCTGGCTTTTGGCGGTATTTATGCCAATGCCGATGTTTATAAGACGAACACCGGTAACGACATCACTTACCCCACCATCAACGACACCGGCAACAGCGGCGCCGTATTGGCCGAAGCCACCACCATCGGCAACTCCGTCGACCCCACGCTCGGCAGCTTAACCCTGAAAGCGTACAAAATCAGTTCAACGCCCATCCTGGTTTCTCATGAAATGTTGCAGGATAACGCCATTGAACTGGAAAACCGTATCGCGGTAATGATTGCCACCCGTATCATGCGCGGTGCAAACGCATTATGGACCACAGGAGCCGGAACCACCACCATACAGGGGGTTGTGACAGGCGCCACCAGTTCCAGCGTTGCCCCTGCCGCCACCTCGTTTACCTATAACAACCTGGTCGACCTGATGCACTCTGTTGACCCGGAATACCGTACAAACGGAAAATGGATGTTCAACGACAGCACACTGAAGGCCATCCGCAAACTGGTCGACGGCGACAGCCGCCCGTTGTGGCAGCCCAATGTAATTTTAGGCGAACCGCCTCTGTTGCTGGGTAAACCCTACATCGTAAACCAGAGCATGGCCAGTGTAGGCGCAAACGCAAAATCCGCCCTGTTTGGCGATTTCAGCAAATACCTCATTCGTGAAGTGAAAAATCCGTTGTTCCTCCGTTTGAAGGAACGCTATGCCGACCTGGGCGAAGAAGCGTTCATCATGTTCAAACGGTTTGATGGGCAGGTAGTCGATGCCGGTACGCATCCAATCAAATACTGGACACACGCAGCAAGTTAACGAATCCTTTTCAGGCTGTTGCCTGGCCGATATAACGGCACGATTTGGTTTTTTCATAGTTAGGTTTTTAGTTAGGTTTTTGAACGAAAGGGCGCGGGCACATCGCCCCGCCCTTTTTTAAAAAAGCAAAAATGGCCCTGAAATTATATACAGCTCCGGTTTACGAACCCTTCACCCTTCCACAGGTAAAAGAGTTTTTGCGCCTGCCTTCCACCTTCACCGGCGAAGACGACGCGCTGAACTGGTTCATTAAAGCCGCGCGTTCCGTGGCCGAATCCAGGACCAACCGGGCACTGGTGCCGCAAACCTGGAAACTGACTTTAAATAAATTCCCGGCTTCCGGGGTTATCGAATGCAACAAAAACCCGCTCGTATCCGTTTCATCCATCGTTTACATCGATTCCGACGGCACTTCGCAAACCTGGTCCTCCTCAAATTACATTGTCGACGACCAGCGCGAACCCTGGCGGATTACTCCGGCGTATGGCGAATCATGGCCATCAACCCAACCCCGCATTAATGCCGTTACCGTTACATTCATTGCAGGCTATTCCACCGTCGAAAAAATACCGTACAACATCCAGCAGGGCATGCGGCTCGTTATTGGCGATTTCTACAAACACCGCGAAAACATCGTTATCGGCCGTATGGTGAACGAAATTCCACGCGCTGCAGAATGGCTGTTCGACCTCGAACGCATCGAAGACCACCACACCGGAAATTACACAGGATGAAAAAACCGTATAAAATACTAACTTTTACTCCCGCCTGGCAACGTGCCGAAATACTCGAAATTTGCCTTACCGGGTTAAAACGCCTCAAGGAATACAACCCGGAAAAATTTGAGATCACACCCTTTTTTATTGTTTCCGAAAAGCAAACCGAAGAACAGGTGAAGCGGTTTGGGTTCAATACTTTTTTTTACAAAAATCAGCCTTTGGGCGAAAAGAAAAACGCCGGGTTGAATTACGCCCTCAAAAACTTCACTTTCGACTATGTGATGGAGCTTGGCTCCGACGACCTTATTGCCAATGAATACCTCGATTTTGTCGAACCGTATTTGGAGCAAAAAATACCGCTTTTTAATGTTTCCACGGTTTATTTTATCGATGCCCACGACGGCCACACCGCCAAATGGACCACAGAGGTGGTTCTGGGATTGGGCCGAATCATGACCCGCGAAGCCATCGACAGCGTCCGCTCCGTGAAGTTTATTTTTAACGAACCCGCCGCGGGTCCCGATGTAAGTTACACCACAAAACGCGTATACCTGTTGCCCATTCGTTCCGCCCTGCATTACGAGAAAATAGGGGGCGGGAAAATCATGAACCACAACATTGAAATTTATCTGTGGAGTAACACCGGGGTTCGTGGCATGGATACCTTCAGCATGAAAACACTGGAGCGGAACGGCATTCAAAACACCATCATCCCATGCGACGAACCGTATTTGGTCGACATAAAATCAAATGAAAACCTGAATAAGTTCTCATCGTTCATCCCGCTTGGCGAAAAGGTAAGCGATGTAATGCGGTATTTCCCCGAAGCTGAAACCGTTGTTTCCATGCTCGAAAACCGGGCAGGGAAATTAATTGCCGAAGCCTACGACATTTTAGCCCGTACCGGAAATCATGCAAAACAAGATTCTGTTTCCGTAATGAATGAAATATAATGCAAATCGGCCAGTTAAATAAACAAATTACGCTGTACACCGCTTCCACCACCACGCTCAGCAGCGGACAAAAACAGGTTTCATTCACCGAAGAAATTACCGTTTTTGCCAACGTGGAATACATGGGAGGCGGCGAAAGCTACGAAGCCGATCAGAAAGTGGCCGATAACCGCGTGGTATTTACCATCCATAACACCATTACCGATTTAAGCAAACAGCGGAAAGTGGTGTATGATTCCGAAGATTACGAAGTAACCCGGATTTACCCGGTGGAAGACGACTATTTTTTAAAAATTGAAGCCCGGGTACGAGATAATTCAAATGTGGGAATATGAAAATTGGGTTTGATTACGACGGTACGTTAACCGAAGAAAAATACAGGCAGTTGGCTTTAAAATTTTTGGAATCGGGAAACCAGGTAGTGGTAATCACTTCCCGTTTGCAAAAAAGCAAATATTATAACAACGAAATACTGGTTTCCGACGTGGAATCGCTGGAAATTGTAAAAGAGGACATAACATTCACAAACGGAGCGTTAAAATACAATTTTGTACAGGACGTTGATTTGTTTTTCGATAACGATTTAGTTGAAGTTGAATTGATTGAAAAAAATACAGGTTGCATCGCAATTAAAGTATAATGGGGTATTGGAAAAATAGAGGCATGTACGAACGGAGGGTAAAACCTTCTCCGATTGTACAACCATCTTCCGGTAAAGCTGTACAACTTACTGAGGAAGGGTTCGATACATGCGTCAAATTTTTAAAGGAATTGGATGAACGGGTAAACCGCAAACTGTTACAACGTGCCCTGGTCATCGCAGCAAAACCGCTGGTAAGACAGGCCCGGGCTATTGCTCCCGAATGGCACAAAACTACAAAGGAATGGTGGGGCGAACAGCGTGATGTTCCACCCGGAACCCTGAAACGAAGCATTGGAACCATATTGCCTAAGTCAAAAAGCGATAAATTTCAATCCATGTTTATTGGCCCAAAAAAGACCAAACCGGGCCGTAAACGGTTAAAGAACGATGCCTGGTTCCGACACATGGTCATCCGCGGAACAGCCGGGTACACCATTAAAAAAGGCCCGCGCCGTGGGCAGTTTATGCCCGGTCAGGAGCCAAACCCGTTCATGGACAAAGCTTATATGCAGGTTGGCGGAATGGTCGAAAACGAACTGAAAAACGCGGTAACAACCGCCGTAAACCAGTATTGCAAAAGCAAAGGAATAACGGTTTTGTAAGGAAAAAGGCAAAAGGCAAAAGGCAAAAGTAAAAAGTGAAAAAGAAAAAGTAAAACATGTTAGGAGCTTCCATAAAAACAATAGTAGCCAGTGTGGTTCACGCGTATCCCATGCGTGCAGCACAAGGACAATCATTGCCCCTGGCCATTTACAACTTCATGAACGTAAGGGCTGAAAACGTGCAGCAGGGCCGCGCTGGTTTGCTGGAGGCCGATGTCCTGATTACCGTTCACGCCACAACATACGACGCAGCCGATACCCTGGCCTGGCAAATTGTCAACGCCATGGACCGCACCAGCGGAACTTACGCCAGCGAAGTGATAAAAGACATCCGTCACATGTCCGGCCCCGAAGACCTCTATCAGGACGATGCAGATGTATACGGAAAAATAATTGAATTTAAAATTTGGGTAGAAAACGCAAATTATACAACGTAAACGCATAAAATGTTAACACCATGAGCAACACAAACGAACAAATTTACAGCGATGTAATCCTGACCATAGGCGGAAAGCAATTGGCAGGTTACACCAGTTTCGATTATCAACTGGCGGTTGATATGATTGAAACCACCAACCTTACCACCACCGGCGCCGTGAAAACGTACAAGGCAGGCCGGGCAGGCGAAACCATTTCCGTGGAAGGAATCCACGACCCGAACAAGGGCAGTACCACATACAAAGATTTTTGGGACATTCGCGCCCTCGCCGTGGCAGGTACTTCCAGCAGCCTCGTAATTTACGAGAACGACAACAGCGGAGGCAAAAAAATCACCCTTACCGGGTTGGTAAATAACGTTTCGGTTAAAAACCAGGACAACAGCGCGGTAAACATCAGCTGTTCGTTCCAGGTAACCGGAGCGTCCACAGTAGCATCGTACACCTAAAACAATATCCCTCCCCTGTTAACGGGGGAGGGCTTTAACACCCCGTAACATGGAATTAACCATCAACGAACAGAAATACCCGGTAAAATTTGGCCTTGCAGCCATCCGGGGGTTTTGCCGCGAACGGAAAATTGATTTTCCTGAATTTCAGAAGATTTTCGGGAAAGTGGATATGAACGGCATTACACTCGACACCATCGACAATGTGGCGCTGTTGATTTCACACGGTATTCGGCAGGGATTACGCGCTGAAAAACGCCCCTTCGATTACGATTTGGAGTTTGATGACATTATCGACCTCCTGGAAGATGAAAACCAGTTAACCGCCGTGTTCGACGAGTTTGCCAAAAGCAACCCCGACCCGGCAGAGGCAGAACCGGGAAACCCGAACCCGCCGGAAACGAACCAATAACGTTCCGGCGAATCGACGAAATTGGCCTTGGCCAAATGGGATTAACCCCCAAACAGTTAGACGGCCTTACCCTTCGCGAGTTCTTTTACAAATTGTCCGGTTATTACGAAGCCCGCCACGCCGAAACGCGGGTGGCCTTCGAATCCGCACGGCTCACCGCCACCATAATACTGAACGCGCTCAGCGAAAAGCCCGTTCAACCTCGCGATGTGGTAAGGTTTGCATGGGAAGAGCAAAAAACATTTCCGCGTATGGACCCGGAACTGTTTAATAAACGCATAAAAAAACTGAAATAACATGGCTTCTGGAACCATCCTGTATAAACTCAGCCTCGACGCTACACAGTTCGAAAAGGGACTGAAAACCGCCGAGCGTACACTGAAAAAAGTGGGTGGAAATATTGCATCATTCGGGAAAACCCTTTCCACCTATGTAACCGCCCCATTAATGGGTGCTGCAGCAGTGGCAGTTAAATCCTGGGATGTGCAGGCAAAAGCCATTGCACAGGTCGCACAGGGATTGAAATCAACCGGGAATACGGTTGGTTTTACCAGCGCGCAACTCCAAAAAATGGCTTCCGACCTGCAGAAAACAACCCTTTTCGGCGATGAAAAAATATTACAGGAAGCCACCGCGCAACTCCTTACATTCACCAACATTGCCGGGGAGCAATTTCAAAGAGCACAAAAAGCAGCGCTCGACCTTTCCACCCGCCTGGATGGTGACCTGAAAAGCGCCGCCATAATGGTAGGGAAAGCATTGAACGACCCGGTGAGCGCGTTATCTGCCATGAGCCGCGCAGGGGTTCAGTTTTCAGAATCACAGGAAACACTTATCAAACAGCTTGCATCTACCGGTAGAATTGCCGAAGCACAAAAAATTATCCTTTCCGAACTCGAAAAACAATACGGAGGCTCCGCGGAGGCAGCCGTAACCGGCGCCGGTAAACTGGTACAGCTGAAGAATGCCGTGGGCGATTTAATGGAACAGTTTGGTCAAATTATTATGCAATACCTCGACCCGCTCATTGAACGAATCCGCGGCCTTACAGAAAGATTGAGTAATATGGATGATGCCACCCGTCGAAATGTGGTCAGGTGGGCAGCCGTTGCGGCAGCCATTGGGCCGGTTATCTTTCTCATCGGGAAAACAATAGTTCTTTTTGGCGGGATAGCCAAAGCCATACGCATCGTTTCAGCAGCCTTGTACGAAAATCCCATCGTTTTGCTTATTACCGCCATCGTGGTGGCATTGGCCGGTTTGGCTTTCATTATCAAATCCGTGGTCGATTCCTGGGATGCCTTCGCCGGGTATGGTGAAGTGATGTGGAAACGGATAAAAATATCATTCCTGACAGGCAAAGCCTTTATTGTGAAGGTTTTCGAGGAGATGATTAACATGCTGATTCGACCGTTAAACAAACTGGCCGCTAAATTGGGTTTGGGCGAACTGTTGGGCGAGGTGAATTTTGGCCTCGACAAAACCGCCGACACGGTGCGAAAACTGCAATCCGAAATCGATAACAGCAAATACAACAACCCGAAAGCCGTGTGGAGCGATTTCAGCGACGCGGCTAAAGCCAACATGGACAAAGTAAAAGGATGGTTCAGTTTTGGCATGGGAAAAATACAGGAAAAAGCCGTCGAAACAGGCGAAGTATTGTCCGCCACGCTGGGAGGCGGGGCAACCGGCACCGGCACAGGCACCGGTAAACGCAAAGGAACCGCCGTACCTTCCACCATGGAAGGCAAAGGCACGCCGGTAATCGGTTCGGCCATTGTGGAAGCCAACGACGGACTGGCAAACATGGCCGGGTTCATCGAAAAGGACAACCAGAAAGTTCAGGAATTAACAAAAAGCTGGTGGAGTTATGCCGACGTGGTCGGGTTTGTATCCAATACCATTCCCACCATTACCGACGCATTTGGCCAGATGATAACCGGCACAAAAGGCGCTTTTAAAGATTTGGTAGGCTCAGTGCTGGATGGGTTGAAACAGATTATAAACGGGCTGTTGGCGCAAGCCATTGCCGGTTTAATTGCAGGCGAGGCAAAAAAAGGGATAATAGGGTTAATTGGCGCCTCTGTTGGGTTGGGTGTGTTAACCGCCATTTGGAACAGCAAAGTCCCAAAACTTGCCATGGGTGGGGTAATTCCATCCGGTTTTCCGAACGACAGTTACCCCGCCCTGTTAAGCTCCGGCGAAACCGTAATTCCGAAGCCTATCGGCTTAAACAACGCGTACGGAATGCCGCAAAGGGTGGAGCTGTTTGCCAGTTACGACACATTGAAAACCGTCCTCGATTTCGGGGCAAAACGCAGAAATTCATAACATCATGGCCACATATTTGATAGGAAGCGAAACAGAAATAAAACGACAGGAAGGCGACACCGGCGATATAATTATCACCATGCCCGAAAGCCTTTCCATGACACCGTACACGCAAACGAAATTCCAGGTAAAAAACCTTTCCGGCACGGTAATCATCAACAAAAGCGTTTCTGCCGGAACCATTACCGTTTCGGGGCAAACCATAACCATCCCCTTGTTAACTACCGATACAAAGGGATACGCAGGCCAATACCGCTGGGAGCTGGAAATATCCAACTCCACTGAGGTAATTACCGTGGCAAAAGGTGTATTCATCATTGTAGAAGAAATAATTACATAATGGCAATTATAACAATTACAAGCCCCATTGAATTACAGGCCACCCAAAGCGGTTTAGCCGTTGGCCCGCAGGGTTCGCAAGGTTCGCAAGGCGCACAGGGTGCCAATGGTGCACAGGGTTCACAAGGCATAGATGGCAACGACGGACCGCAAGGGCCACAGGGAAACGATGGTGCACAGGGCCCGCAAGGTTACCAGGGCGACGCCGGAGGCCCACAAGGCCCACAAGGCGACCAGGGAGATACTGGTGCGAAAGGAGACCAGGGCGATACAGGAGCACAGGGTCCGCAAGGCGATACAGGCGCACAAGGCGACCAGGGCGATACAGGAGCACAAGGCGACCAGGGCGATACCGGTGCACAAGGCGACCAGGGCGATACAGGCGCACAAGGTGACCAGGGCGATACAGGCGCACAAGGTGACCAGGGAGATACAGGCGCACAAGGCCCGCAGGGAGATACAGGTGCACAAGGGCCGCAAGGCGATACCGGCGCACAAGGCCCGCAGGGAGATACAGGTGCACAAGGGCCGCAAGGCGATACCGGTGCACAAGGTCCGCAAGGAGACACAGGCGCACAAGGTCCGCAAGGCGATACCGGTGCACAAGGTGACCAGGGCGATACCGGTGCACAAGGTCAGCAAGGAGACACAGGCGCACAAGGCGACCAGGGAGATACCGGAGCACAAGGCGACCAGGGAGATACCGGCGCACAAGGGCCGCAAGGAGATACCGGAGCACAAGGCGACCAGGGAGATACCGGCGCACAAGGACCACAGGGCGACCAGGGCGCAGATGGAAGCGGCGCAGGTTCACCAATTGTACAGGCAGCAACAACGGCAAACATAACCATTGCAACAGCATTAGTGACCGGGCAAACCATCGACGGGTACACATTGGCAGAGGGTGATTTGGTGCTGGTTAAAGACCAAACTACACAAACCGAAAACGGCGTTTATATAGCCGGAACAGTACCGGCAAGGTCTGAAAGCTATAACTCGGATGCAACAATAAGGAATTGTCAGTTAATATGTCAAAATGGTACAATATATAAGAATTGGACTTTTGTAAATACAAATCAATCATTAATTACAGTCGGAAGCACGAATATTACTTTTGAAAAATTCATAAAATTTCCTGATGGAACTAATCCAATTATATTTAGGGCAAATTCAAGTGGGTATGTATTTAAATTAGTTGAGTACAATATGGCTGACAATGACGGAAGTTTAGTGTCAGTAGACTCAGATGGTGATTTAAGTATCAATAAACTCGTAATTAATTTAGATTATGGAATGAGCTTGTCAGCATCAAGCTCCGGGAGTCAGATATTCTCAATAGTTAGAAGTGCGGCCACCAAATCAGCAACGTTATCTTTTTCTGGCGGTGGAGCGAGTTTTTATCTTGGATTACCTGATTCAGATGATTATGTTGGAAATGGAACAGATTTTTATATTGGAAGGAGTGAAGATACTGCTGATTTCTTAATTAATTCAAGCGGTAACGTCGGAATTGGAACTATTCAACCGGACACAAAACTTGATGTTAACGGCGCAATTACCGCCCGCGAATTATCAGCAGACCCTTCAGACCCGGACGAAGGAGCACATGTAATTTGGCAAAGTGACGGAACCGGTTCAGGTGATGACGGTGACATAATGATAAAAATTACAGCCGGAGGAGTAACAAAAACAGCAACATTGGTAGATTTTAGTGCAATAAGTTAAAAATAAAAAATATGATTAAAAGTTATAACATACCAACAGAATACGTCGCAGAACTGGTAGAAGTTTTCAGTGATGGATACGAAGAAGAAATAGATGGAAAGCCGAATCCACAAACAAAACAGCAGTATGCCAGTGCAAAGTTTGACACTGAGGTTATCAACTATGTTAAACGCAGGGTGCAGGATTACAGGAAAGCACAGTTATTGAAAAGTATTAATTCAGATACAATTATTGAAGTACCACAATAAATATTCGTATTTATGAACGGCTACCTCGAAAACGACAAACAATCAGGATTTTACAGGTATATTCTACTTGTATTTATTCTGTTATTCATTTCATTGCTAACATTTTCGCAAGTAACTTGGCGCCCTGAAAAGGTATTCAATCCGGCAACATGGAACAACACAAACACCTTTCAATGGCGCAAATTAGACATAACCAGTGCTGAACATTTCGCATGGGGCAGCTTCATTTCGTTTACCGGCGGAATGATTTTGGAGGATGGTTTCAATTTCAGATACGGTTACGAAGCCGGGGCAGTAATTGGCGGGTGTGTTGGTTTCTGGAAAGAAAGCACCGATTACGTGGGCGATTGGTCTGATTTAACGTTTACCATTGCCGGGAGTTTAGCAGGGTATTACGTGAATAAACAAATTCAAAAATGGTACGGGTTAAGCACAACCGAACAGTTACAACGCAGGATTGACAGGCTTAACCGAAAAATAAACCGAAAAACACAAAAATAAACTATGGCATACGGGGTTAAATACCGGCTCGTTTTCGATAATTACCTGGGCAATACCATCCAGTTGGATATTGAACTGGATGGGTTCAGCGGCGATGTTACCACCATCGAAGGGGGCGCCGACCCTCTCCGGCCCATTATGGAGGGCGAGGAATCCACCCACGACCCCATAAAATCAACCGGGTACGAAATTTCTTTTTTTGTAGACCAGCACGGCGATTACAGCGAGTTCCTCGATTGCGACGACCGCGATTACCGCGTGAAAATTTACTCCGACAGTTCACTCATTTGGGTGGGCTGGATATTGTCGGAAATGGTTACAGAGCCGTTGGAATGGGGCCGGTACGAATTGCGCCTCGTGGCAAAAGACGGCCTCCGACACCTGAAAAATGTGCAGTACACCATCGATGGCCGTAAATCCATCATTGTAATCATTGCCGAATGCCTGGAGGAAACCGGCCACCAGCTTGATATTTTAACCGCCGTTGATTTTTTACACGATGGCTCAGACGACCCCTTCAGCGCCATTTATGCCAACACCGAAAACTTCCGCAAAAACAACGCGGAAACCATGCCCTGTTTGGATGTGCTTTCCGAATTGCTGATGTTGTACGGTTGCCGCATTCAACAACAGGCCGGGTACTGGATTATCGCCCGCGTGGATGAACTGTATGATGGAAGCCTCGCCGGTAACGTGTACGATTACCAGGGAACCTACGATACCACTTTTACACTCACCGATTCCAAAACCGTTGCCAATACCATCGACAGCGATAACGTGCACCTGTTGAGCGGGGGCCAGCTTTCCAAAAACTCGGCATGGCGCGAAGCATGGGTAAAACAATCCCTCGGCAAAAACCCGGCTGCATTTATCCAAAACGGTCTTATGCAAAACTGGACCGGCACGGATTTGGACAACTGGACCGCCAACGGAACCATCGATAAATACGACAAGGGCAACGGCGATTATTACGTATTGGTGCGCGGAACCAACGCCGCAGCCAGCAGCTATAAAATTACGCAGCAGATAACGGTAACGCAGGACGAAACCAAAATATTTTACCTCGAATTTGAAACCGCCCTCATGGGTGCCGAAGGAAACACCGGCCAGATTTGGGCACAGCTTACCATTACCGACGGCGTGGATACCTATTACCTTTCCACCCTCGGCGTGTGGCAAACCTCCAGCGGGTTTTATTTCATCGGCTCCGAGTTCGACGCCCACCCGTACAACGAACTGCAATGGACCACCCAAAAAATTAAGATCCCCGGGGGACTTCCGGGCACTACCTTAACATTCGACCTGTACGCTCCCTGGTACGGCGATAATGTGGCCAATGTGGCCGGCGCCTGTTTCAACAACCTGAAACTGTATGCCGAAGACATTGAAACCAGCAACGCCACCGTTTATCTGTACGGGCAAAACAATCCCTATTTTAATTTTGTACCTGAACGCATCGAATCCATCCTGGGCGACGTGCCCGATGTGGATAACAACAGTAAATATTACCTGAATTACCTTTCCACCGATGCCGCCGGGCTTGTGCCAACAACCGTATGGAACATAACAGGCGACGCCACCGATTATTTAATCAACGAAATAAGGCTCCGCAGCCTGCTCAACGCCAACAGCAAAAACCTGAACCTGAAACGCATGAGGGTACAGGGCGACATTAACCCGCTCACCCGCATCGAAGACCACAACGGAACGTATTACCAGATTACCAGCTTTACCGGTAGCCTGAAAGACAACATTTATGAAATAGTTTGCCTCGAACTGGTAGAGCCGGAAAGCAATGTACCTGCCATTACCGAAACCGACTACCCGAACGACCCCGACAAAAGCAACGACACTACTGGCGAAACCTCCGACCCGGCCACAGGCACCGAAGCCGACGGCAACGACAAGGTAGCCACAGTAGACGACACCGGTACAATGATAATAATGCCGGGTTATCTTCATAATGATTATTTTAGTTATATAAATACTGTTGGAAAAATAATTTTTTACCCAATAAATGTTGCCCTCGATACATCCAATTTCGATAACAATCTTTCTGCCGCCGATGACACTATGCAGAAAGCATTCGAAACCATCGACGAACTTGGCGTACAAGGACCTCAAGGCGACCAGGGCGATACAGGCGCACAAGGAGCAACAGGCGCACAGGGCGATACAGGCGCACAGGGCGACCCAGGAGCACAAGGCGACCAGGGCGATACAGGCGCACAAGGCCCACAAGGTGACCAGGGAGATACCGGTGCACAAGGCCCGCAAGGAGACCAGGGCGATACAGGTGCACAGGGTCCACAGGGTGACCAGGGAGATACAGGTGCACAGGGTCCACAGGGTGACCAGGGAGATACAGGCGCACAAGGACCACAAGGCGACCAGGGTGATACCGGTGCACAAGGTCAGCAAGGCGACCAGGGAGATACCGGTGCACAAGGCCCGCAAGGAGACCAGGGTTCTCCTGGTGTTATTATTTCAGGAACACCAGTTGATAATCAAATTACCGTTTGGGCGGGTGCAGATACCATTGAAGGGACAGCAAATTTAACGTTCGATGGTACAGAAATGAAGTTAAACGGCCACCTGAGAATGTACGACGGCGATTATTACATTTACCTTGGCGATATGAGTTCTGGTCTGGTTCCATCCGTTTCAACATCGCGAGGTATAATTTTTCAGGATTCAGCGGACGACCATTTAAAATTTAAGAACGGATATGCTACTTTCGACCTTTGCAACGAAACCGGCGCCCCGGTAGGCGCTCAATATGTGGTTTTGGCTGCTGATGGAGATTTAACTTCTGAACGCGTACTCACTGCTGGCGAAGGAATTGATTTAACCGATGGCGGGGCTGGGTCAACCATAACCATCTCCGGAGAGGACGCAAGCACAACCAATAAAGGAATTGCGTCATTCAGCTCAACCAATTTTTCAGCGTCATCCGGAGCCATTTCATTAGCATCGGGAGGGGTACACGCTACAAACCTAAATACCGATATTATTTCAGGACAAAGTTCAGCGTTAACCTCGGGGCTTGCCGACACCGACGAATTTATTATTTCCGATGCAGGAACAATAAAACGCATGGACGCCTCGGTGCTGGAGGATTATATGTTAGATGCCACCAGTGCAGGTGATATTTTATACAACAATTCGGGTAACATTGGCGGCTTTGGCAGTTTCGACGGTACAACATTGCTTTTGGATAACCAGGACAGAATTTTTTTACAAAATACAAGCGCCGATGCTAATTACGATTATTTTGGATTAAGATACGATACTACTTTTAATAATTATTTCGGTATTGGTTTATCAAGTGATGGCGCAACAATTAACGGGCCATCTATTACTTTTGGAAATGCAGCATCGGCCACAGACAAAATTTCTATTTTTAATGCTCAATTATTTTTGGGAGAATATGGTTCTGGCAGTATTACAGGAACAGCAGCATATAATCTTCAAGTTAATGTTAATGGCGACGTTATCGAAACAACCGCAGTTTGCGATTACCGTAAAAAGAAAGATTTTACAACCCTTAAAAATCCGCTCGAAAAAATATTAAACCTGAAAACATACGGGTTTAATTTCCGCGAAAAATACCCGGTAAAAGCCGAAGACGAAGAAATTAACATACAAATTACCCAGGATGAAAAACAACGCGAGGCATGCGGGGTAATTGCCCAGGAAATCGAAAATATTATTCCTGAATCGGTAATAAATTACAATAATGGGTACAAAGGTGTGAATTACGATTATGTTGTACCCTACTTAATCGAGGCCATAAAAGAACAGCAAAAACAAATAAATGAATTAACCCAAACATTAAAAACCCGTAAACCATGAAAATCTCCATCTTCACCCCCACGCACAACACGAAGTACATTCCAGAACTGTACCAAAGCCTGAAACACCAGTTTTACACCGATTGGGAGTGGGTTGTTGTGCCAAACAACGGCGCCGATGTTTCTTTTTTAGATACCATCGTTGACAGCCGCGTTAAACTTTTCCCATTCATTGGCGAAACAAAAAGCGTGGGCGCACTTAAAAAATGGGCCTGCAAAAACGCCACCGGAGAAATCCTCCTCGAAGCCGACCACGACGACCAGCTCACCCCAAATTGCCTTGCCGAAGTGGCCAAAGCCTTCGAAGATGAAAGCGTCGGGTTTGTATTTTCCGATAATGCCAAACTGGGTAAATTCATTCCATATAATCCTGCATTAGGGTGGAGCCATTACCCGTTTGAATGGAAAGGTGAACAGCTTACCGCCATGAACAGCCAGCCCGTTTTCCCGGGACGCCTGGGCTATATATGGTTTTCACCCGACCATGTGCGTGCCTGGCGAAAATCCGTTTACGATGCCATTGGCGGGCATAACACCGAATTGGAGGTATTAGACGACCATGATTTGATGTGCCGTACCTACCTGGCAACCCGTTTCGTTCACATTCCAAAAGTATTGTACATTTACCGAATTACCGGCGATAATACATGGATTGAACGCAACAAGGAAATACAGGAAAATACACACAAGATTTACAAACATTATATTTATGCACTGGCGGAAAGGTTTGCCAGTGTGAACAACCTCATGAAAATCGACCTTTGCGGAGGGTTCAACCGTCCGCGGGGGTATTTATCCATCGACATTGAAAACGGAGATATAAGGGCAAATTTAAACGAAGGAATACCGTTGCCGGATAACAGCGTGGGTGTAATAAGGGCACACGACGCGCTGGAGCATTTGCGCGACCCCATGAAAACCATGAGCGAAATACACCGCGTTCTGGCGCCGGGTGGAATGTTGCTGAGCCTTACCCCCAGCACCGACGGACGCGGGGCGTGGCAGGACCCAACGCATGTATCGTTCTGGAACCAGAATAGTTTCTGGTATTATACGCGCTCTTCACAAATGCAGTACATTCGAAACAGCACGGTAAAATTCAGGGAATGCCGGTTGGAAACCATTTTCCCCAGCGACTGGCATAAAGCAAACAACATTCCTTACGTAATGGCACACCTCGAAAAATTAACCCCTATATAATACAGAAATGGAATGGATACGGAAACTTTCAGGCGATTGGTTCGCGGCGATTGTGGCAGCAATCAGCGGTATTTTTGCGGTAATTGGCGCCGTGTGGCGTTTTGTGTGGGTACAGAAAAAACAGGAGGCACGTTTGAAAATGATTGAAGAATGGATTACCAAACACGAGGCCGATTTTCAGAAGCACATTACGCAGAACGAAAAACAGTTTGAAAAATACCACATGGAAAACCGCGAAGACCACAAAATTTTGTTTGATAAAATCGACGCTATTTTAAAAATTTTAATCGAATTGAAATGAAAAAAGTATTGAAAGGTTTAACAGAGTACAAACTGGCCATTTTCGCTTTTATTGCATGGGCAGTATTGTACATATTGGGCTTGATTTTAGGGTTCGACATTCACCCGCTTGGCACGCTCCAGAAAATCGTTTTCGGCATTTTCGCTATGATTATGATTTATGGCGTAGCATGGAAATGGTTTGAAAAAACTTTTCCAAAATTAAAGACATTGATTGACCCCGATAATACAGAAACATTCTATTATTTAGACGTATGGCAAAAGGTAAAACTTTCCTGTTTCTTTTTTGGTTTGTTTGTTGGGGGTATGGTACTTATTGCCAGCCTGTATTAAAACGGGTAACTACCCAGCGCGAAAAGGTTATCAGCATAGCAGAAAGCCAGTTACCAGTTCGCGAGCTTACCGGCAACAACGATGGACCAGACATCAAAAAGTACTTAAAAGATGTTGGGTTAAAAGAGGGGTATGCCTGGTGTGCTGCTTTTGTTAGCTGGTGCCTTACCGAATCAGGCATATGGTACCATCCGCAAAGCGCGTACAGCCCCGACTGGTTTCAATACAATGTAGTGTATGAACGAAACAATCCGCCGTTAAACGGGTTCATTAGCCGCAAAGCTCAGGTTTTTGGGATTTATTTTGAAAGTAAAGGAAGGGTGGCCCACGTGGGGTTTATCACCGGCGAAGACCGCTTACATTATTACACCATAGAAGGGAACACCAACGCAGCCGGGAGCCGTGAAGGGGACGGCGTATACCGGAAAATCAGGCGAAAAACAAGCATTTTTGTAATCGCCGACCATGTTGGTGCGGAAGAATTTCTGAAGGATTTGAAAAATAAGGGAATAAAAACACGGATAACATTACGATGAAGTATAAACCCTTAAACAAATAGTATGCAACTTGAACAAAAAAATGATGCTTTTATTGTCAGGAATAAATATTACTCAGGTTGGGAAAAGTGGATTTTATTGATGAGTGATGAACATTTCGACAGTAAAAAATGCGACCGCAAACTACTGAAACGCCATCACGACGAAGCAAAGGAACGCAATGCACTTATTTTTAAATTTGGTGACACTTTTGATTGTATGGGGGGCAAGTACGACAAACGCACCCACAAGGGTGATATACGGCCCGAATACCAGGAGGCCAATTATTTTGACAGGCTCAAAGAGGATGCCGCGGAATTTTACGGTCCGTATGCCGAAAACATTGCATTAATTACACCCGGGAACCATGAACTGAGCGTATTAATGCGTCACGAAATTGATTTGGTTGGTAGCCTTGCCAAAAGTTTGAATTGCAGCGTTGGCAAATACTCCGGGTTTATCAGGTTTCAGTTTGAAACAAAAGCAGGAGCAAACAAAAAAAGTTTTACGTTATATTATACCCACGGAAGCGGAGGAGGGGCACCTGTTACGAAAGGAGTAATCCAAAACAACCGCCGTCAGCATACCGTTGACGCTGATTTCTATGTTTCCGGTCACATTCACACGGGAACTTTGCAGCCGCGTCCGAAAGTTTATTTAAGCGAACAGGGCGTAGTTAATTTTAGAGAGCCTGAACATATTATTTTAGGCGCGTATAAAAACGAATTTTTGGCCGGTCAATGGGCCGACACCAAAGGACTTGACCCGGCTGTATTGGGCGGTATGTGGTTGCGTTTTTACAACACAAACGGTCAGATTAATGGATTAAAATACGATTTAATCAGGGCAAAATGAAAGCAATATTGAAATTTGATTTATCGGATGCAGACGACTCAAAGAAGTTTAAAATGGCATCGCAGGCGTCAGAAATGTATCATGCGTTGTGGGAGATAAAACACAATTACAGAAAACAAATTGATTGGCACCTGGATTCAAACCCGGAAATGACAGCTCAGGATATGGCGGATTACATTTTAATGAAAATTATCACAGAAATTGAAGAGAATGATTTAATCATTTGATAATGAAATACATTGGTTTATTTTATACGCTTATAATCCTTATCCTTTTAACGTGGGTAATTACAGACAGTTATAAAAAGTATAATCAGAAAAATAAAGAAAAGATGAAAAAGTTACTGCAAAAAATTTGGAACACCATTAAAAACATTTTTAACAAGGTTGAAGAAAAAACGAGAGAATTAATCCCCGTAGCCATTAAAATTGTGGAAGGGGTAAAAAAGGCTGTTGATTCGCCGGTGGATGACATTATTCTCAGCATCATAACCACGGCAATTCCCGGCGATGCAGATGATAAACTGGTTAAAAAGGTAAAAACCGTTGTGGAGCATTGGATTCCCAAACTGTTAATCGAATTGCAACTCATTGAAGATATTAACAACCTCCCCACCACAAACGATAAAATGAAAGCCATTTTTGAAAAGTTGAAGCTGAGCAGCAACGAAACTAAAAATGTAGTGTATCACGGCCTGGCCTCCCTGGTACTGGAAAAACTTTCGGATGGTGAACTGAGCTGGAAAGATGCCGTAGTAATCAGCGAATTTTATTATCAAAATATTGCAAAAACAAAATAAACCGTCCCCCACAACGCCCCCTTTAAAACGGAAAAAACCGCTGAATCATTTGATTACCAGCGGTTTTTTATTTTTTTGGAGTGACCCCGGAGAGTCCCGCCCAAAATTTAAAATTTTTTGAAACCGTTGTAAAATTGCAGCATTTATAATACTTTTACCCTGTTTTTTTATATTGGTTTTTAAACGTTTTTAAAATATTTCGCCCCCTGTGGCGGCCCCTGCTATGAATGAACCGCGTTTTTTGCTCAAAGACAAAAACGCCCCCGATGAAACACTTGTTTACCTGGTTTTCCGTATTCACGGAGAAAGGGTAAAAATTTCAACCGGTGTAAAAGTGTCACCAAAAGAATGGAATTTCACCAAACAACAAATGTATGAACGACGCGGAACCGATTTTCAAAATAAAAATCAAATCCTGCAAAATTATTCCGATAAAATTAAAAAAATAGTTACAAACCTGCAAGCACAGGGGAAAACAGTAACTGTTTCTGAAGTCAGAAGCCAGTTTTCGTACATGGCCAAAATATCCGATTCTAAATTTAAATACGTACACGAATACTGTAATTTCTTTATCGATGACTTTAAAAAGCGAAAGCCAAACAGCGCCCGTTTTTTCGGGATTGCAACCGAAAAACTTAAAAAGTTCAATCCGCGCCTCAGGTTTTCAGAACTCAACGAAATCAATTATAACAGGTTTATTGATTTTATGAACGCCCAAAAATACAGCGCCAATTATACCGGGGCCACGGTAAACAGGCTCCGTATTATTTTCAACGATGCTTACAAAAAAAACATACTCAGGCATACCGACTGGCAAAGATGGAAACGATTGAACGAAGAAGTGTATAAGGTTTATTTAACGGAGGAAGAAATACAAAGGATTTATAATCTATCCATTCCAAAGGATTACGCCCGGGTTAGGGATTTATTTATTGTTGGTTGCTGCACCGGGTTACGGGTGGGAAATTACCTTACACTGGACCCGAAAATAAACATAAACAACGGGTATATTCACGCGGTAGTTAATAAAAACGGGCCACGGGTAATGATTCCGGTGCATTGGATGGTTTCCGAGATTTTGGCAAAATGTAATGGGTTGCCGAAACCCGTATCGGAACAGAGGCTCAACAAAAAAATAAAGGAAATTTGCAGGGCTGCCAAAATAACCCAGCCCGTACAGTGGTACAGGAACGAAGGCGGTAAAAGGGTAATTTATACTACCGAAAAATGCGACCTGGTAACCAGCCATACCGCCCGGCGCTCGTTTGCCACAAACCTTTATTTGCGCGGTGAAAACCCGAAGGTAATTATGGCCGTAACAGGGCATACAACAGTAGAAATGTTTTTCAGGTACATAAAAATCACAGCTGAGGAAAGCTCCAAACGATTATCGAAGAATGTTTTTTTCAAAAAAAGTGATAAAATGTAAGGTAAAATTGTAGTAAAATGTAAATTACCACTCATTTGATTTCTGATTGAAAACAGAGGTTAAGGCATCGTTCAAAATACGTATGCTGTTCATGGCCTTCGCATCGTTGCGGAGGCCATTTTTATTTGTGATAACATCGGTAAACGAAACCCATGAATCAGAATCCAATGGATTTTTAAACTGTATTCCAGTAACGGTTACACGGTAACGAGATTCCTGTATTTCAATTTTACCGGTGGCCCTCATGGGCGATTCCAGTATGAAAATGGTTTTTTCGCCTGGCGAAACCTGCACCGTAAAACCATCGATGGTAAAACTTGCAGGTGTGCCACTGCATATGGCCGGTAACCCGGAAAATGGTTTTTCGTACACGTGCGACCAAACCGCCTGCCCCGATTGAATGACAAAACCATCCTGTGTATGGATGGTATAAAATCCAAAAAAAACTAAAAATAAAATCTGTTTCATTTTAAAAATTGCTGTAAAATTAAACTAAGCTCCCTGTTAATCTCATTTATTTGCTGAATTTTAACTATGTTGAAAACGATGGTTATCGAAATTAACACGGTATTCACCAATAAAAGAGTAAAGACTATTATTACAAATTTTTCGTTTCGTGTAATGAAATAGTTTATATTTTTAACATCGCGGGAGGCTGAAAACGATTTATTTCGGCTTCCATTTACTGTTTGAAAATGTTTCATAGAGGATTTTAGTAATGTGTTCGGGCCTAAAGTAAAGAATATCATTTCATTTTTTTTTTTTTTATTTATGTTTTAAAACATGTTTTAATAAAGTAATCTGTTCATCCTTCTCTTTTATCAACTGTTTCAGGTACTTGTTTTCCTGTTGTAACATCGACGGTTCGTTTACCATATCTTTACCTGCCATCGATGTATAATTTTTATTCCCCGTAACATCCTGGTTTTGTGTGGCACCTGTTTTTGCCTCACGGCCAAAAAGCCAATTTGCATCCAGGTCTGGGAAGATGTTAAAAATTTCGCATAACAAATCTAATGTTGGCGCGTGTTCGCCCCTTTTCCATCCGCTCACCGACTGCCGTGCAATGCCCAGTTTATCGGCAAACTGCGAAGCATTCATGTTTTTTTCCGATGCCCATAATAACAGCCTTGTAATGATTTCCCGTTTCATTTTGGTTTTTATGTTGTAAAACACATACAAAAAAGTAAAGATTTTTTTGTTTTTGTAATAAACATCTTTACATTTGTATAGTTCAATTTTTGAACGATTCACCAAAAGTAATAAAATTAACTATGAATGTCAATACCGAAAAACCGGTAACCTTTAAAACGGCCTTCGACCAGCAACCGGAATGGCTGCAACGCTACATGAAGGCTAAAATACGCTACCGTTGCGGATGGGGCAATACCACGTTTTACAATAAAATGAACGGGGTTACCCCTATGCGCCCGCCTGAAAAAGCCGTTGTGGCCCTCCTGTTTGCCAAACACGGGGTGGATGCCTGGAGCGGCGAGGAAATTGAGTTCAGATAAAAAACCAAAAATTTCAAAATACCAGAAAAATGAACTTAACAATAGACAAAGAATTTAAACAGTTGATTCCTCCGCTTCTTTCTCACGAATATGAACAGCTTGAAAAAAATATACTTGAAGAAGGTATTCGCGATAAACTGGTAGTTTGGAATAAAACCGTGGTTGACGGGCATAATCGTTATGAAATAGCCCTTCGCCACGGTTTGCCATTCGATGTACACGAAATGCAGTTTAACAGCCGCGAAGATTGTATAAACTGGATTATAAACAACCAATTGGGGCGTCGTAATCTTACCGAAGCCCAACGCATGTATTTGCGCGGCAAACGGTATGAGAATGAAAAGAAAATGAAAGGTGGTGACTATGGAAATCAATATACAAATTTGCCTAATCCTCAAAATGAGGATAAGGCAAAATTTACATACACTACCAAACCCACAGCCCTAAAAATAGCAAAAGAATATGGTGTTTCTCCTTCAACAATTGAAAGAGATGCACTGTATTCTAAAGGAATTGACGTATTGCCCGATGAGGTAAAACAAAAGATATTCTCGGGAGAAGAAAAAACGCTCAAAAAAGATATTCATTCTATCGCAAAACTTCCTACAAAGTTACAAAAACAGGTTATTTCAAAAATAAACGATGGTGCTGAAATTTCGGAAGCAGTAAAAACAACCGACCCAAAAATAAAAAAAGAGAAGGAAAGAAAAGAGGCTGAAGAAAAATACAATCGTGAAAAGGAAATCCGTGAAAGGTTAAAATTTGAAAACATACAGTATTGTGATGTTTTAGTTTTATCGCTCGATGAAATTTTAGAAAACAAAGACAAATTAAAATCTGAATACGAGATATGGGTATTTAGAAAAAAAGAAACAGCCCATAAATCAAAAATCGAATTACGCAAAAATTTAACACTAAAATTTAATTAATCATGAAAAACTACCAATTAAAAGATTTATTGAAATCTGGAGTTGTTGAAAAACAAGACGATGTTTATTACACGAACGATTTAACAATTTTCAATCGCATCGATGGAAACAGAAAAATAAGCCCGATGCATGTCAGGAAAATTGAGTTGTCGATTAAAAAATATGGCCTTTTAAAACAGCCCATTGTAGTAAACGAAAATTTAGAATTAATCGATGGTCAAAACCGAAAACTGGCATGTGAAAAAGCAAAATGTGGGATTTATTTTGTGGTTTGCCAGGGTTATGGATTGCGAGAAGTGCAGATTTTAAACGAAAATTCAAAGATTTGGAATAAACACGATTATTTGGATTCTTTTTGTGAATTGGGTTACCAGGAATACATTGATTTTCGCGATTTCTGGAAAAAGTTTGATAGAATTTCATTTTCTGGAATTGAAAAAATATTAACCCAAATAAAAGGCAACAGAAATACAACCATTGACGGAATAAAAGTCACTTCAAAATATTTTCAGGAAGGAAATTTGGTAATTCCGAACATAAAAAAATCAGAAAAAATCGCAAGAATGATTTACGATTTTAACGGATTGTTTGAGCAATGGAATGAAACATTGTTTATTACCACAATGCTTACTGTATTTGACAATGAAGATTACGACCATGAATGGTTTTTAGGTCGTTTAAACGCACCGACCGGTATAAACATTGAAAAACAACGTACTGTAAAGGCCTATTTGCTGAATATTGAAGAAATATACAATTATCGGGCCAGAGGTAAAAGAATAAGATTCTATTGAGCCATGAAAAACCACTTAACAACCCGTGAAATGCAGGTACTCGAAAAACTTTCGGAAGGCGAAAGCCAGAAGGAGATTGCCGACCACCTGGATTGTGCACCCGGAACAGTGGATGCACACCTAAAAAAAATCAAAGAGAAAACCGGTTTTCACAAAAATACCGAATTAGTGGCGCTGTGGTACTCAGCACACAGCAGTCAGGTATTGGCGAAAATAAAAAGGGCCATCCCCATGGTTACCATGTGGGCCGGTTTTTTTGTGTTGGCGCTTTTGTCGCTTTTTGCGCCGGAATCGAATGTTGAAACCCATATTACCGATAATCCCGGAACCGGTGGGCTGGAGGGTCTTTTCCTGTTAATCATTGTGGTTGCTGCCATCGCTTATATTTTTCAGGATGAAAAAAGTTGAAATTGAAAACACAACCGTATCGGAGCTAATTAAATTATTGGGCGACGCATACGGGGGCCGAATGATAAACGTGAATGATATTCCTTACGTGGAGTTAAACATCGGTCAGGCTGCCGATTTCCTTAAGATTTCGCGCCACACCTTATTAAAACTCATGGAACAGGGCGAAGTAAGCAACGTTGGAACAGGCGCCGCGCTCCGTTTCGGGTTGCCGGAGCTTTTCCTGGTTTGGGTCGAATTTCAAAAAACAAACAGTTAAATGAACATCAAAACTATACAAGAGAATGTACATCGCCTTCCGGGGGTTGGTGATGTTGAATACCTGTACAACAGGGAAAACAAAGAGCTTACGACTTTATAACAGGATTTTGCATGGGCGACCGTTATGAGGTTAAAAGAACAAAATACAAACAAGTGATTAAACCTGTGAGTTCGAGACCTTTTTTATCGAACCCTGATTTTTATTATTAAAAAACAGAAAAACTATGGCTAAAGACCCGGCATTTTTATTTTACCCTAACGATTGGATTGGTGGAACAATGGGTATGACTTTCGAAGAAAAAGGGGCCTATATGGAACTGTTGATGCTTCAGTTTAACAGAGGTCATATGACCTCCCATATGATAGGTCAAACGGTAGGTCAACTTTGGGACAAAATTCAGGACAAATTTATTCAGGATAAAAACGGAAGATGGTATAATGTACGTTTGGAACAGGAACAAATTAGACGTAAGTCGTTTACTGCCAGTAGATATAACAATCTGGAAGGGGTTAATCAATATACTAAAAAAAGAGGTCATATAAATGGTCATATAACCTCCCATATGGAAAATGAAAATGTAAATGTAAATGAAAATATAAATAAAGATAAAGGGGGTGTGGGGGAAAAAGAAGAAATGGAACTGATTTCGGAAATAATGCAGTGGTTTGGTTTTTCTGAAATGAGAAACCCGGACAAACAAAGTCAGTTGTTTGGTTTTGTGAAAGTGTTGAAATCGGATGGCCGGGTGGAGTATTTCAAAGAGCAGTTTTTGGCCTACAAAAAGCATAAAGAGGAATCGAACGAAATACGGCACGGGTTCACTGGTTTTTTGGGCACGCGCGAAAACCGTTATACTGATGGTGGATGGAACTCCAGAAACTGGAGCAAAGAATTGGCCAAACCAAAGCCGGGGGGATTGATGAAACCAAATTACGATTTAATAAATCAAATGTAATGAAATACGAAGAAATAAAAGCTACAAAAATATCTGATTTACCTGAATTGACAGTGAAAAAATGGATAATGGATGAAATTAGCGACTTGGCAAACGATTTTGGCCAAAAAATCGATAATGAAACAAATATATACATTGCGCGCCGTTTGTACGATGTACTTACAAACCGTTTCAGAAGTTGGTACGTTGGCGATGTTCATGCCTGTTTTCAAACAGGGTTAACTGGTGGTTACGGAAAATTCTCGAAAGTTACCGTTCAAACCTTATTGTATTTTTTGAAAAGGGCAGAAAATAACCTAATAGTTCAGAGTGTTTATTCTCAGGAATCAAAAAAATACGACGACAGGATACAAGGGGAAGCCGAAAGCCGTTTTGGTGACTTTATTCTGTGGTGTACAAAAAACAACATTTATGCCGACAATGTGGACCCGGAATGGAACGTACTGGAAACACATTTACCATCGCCTAAAATGGTGGAAATATGCAATGAATATCACGAAGCCAAAGAAATGGATGTATTGGACAGTTTGAAAACGAGGTTAAAAAAACAATATGTTTGGGAAGAAGAAAACTAAATTGATAGTTTGCCCGGTTTGCATGGGTAAATCAATTATAATGGGATACAACGAACGCGAATATTGCAACGAGGATCAGGTTTGTCCGATGTGTAACGGTGACCGGGTTGTTTATATGATTGTTGAAATATCATACAAAGCAATAAAAGATGCCAACAGATAACATTAAAACATTACGCCCAAAAGGATGGAAACCAAAGCCGGTACAATCGGGCCGTATTGCCGAAAGGAATAAGTTTTACGATTCAACGGCATGGAGAAAAACGTCGCGGGCTTTTCGTTCTGCTTTTCCGTTATGCCAGTGTGAAAGGTGCAGTCGTTCTTCCGCTCCCTTCTCAGCCGACCATGTGGACCACATCAAACCCATTAACCCGGAAGACGCTTTCGATACAAAGAATGGGTTATTTGGAGAACCTTTGCATTGGGAAAACCTGCAAAGTATGAATTTGAAGTGTCACGCAAGAAAATCAGCCAAAGAACGCCATGCAAACCACTAAAACAATAGACGAAATTATAAACGAGTTTTTGGGCGAAAAATCAGTAACTACACAAAGCCGGAAAACATTTCGCTTTTACCTGATGAACTTTTTTACCTGGTGCAGTTTGCAGAAAAAGGATAAACGAGCCTTAAATACAATCGATTTAACCGAATACCTTAATTATGTTCAGGTAACCTATGCTGAGTATTATCAGCGTAGTTTGATTATAACTGTCAAACAGTTTTTTTTCTGGATGGCAAAAAAAGGATATTATCAAAATATTGCATTGCATTTGAAGGTTCCTAAGGTTCGTAATTCGTTCCGAAAAGATGCCCTGAATGTAACTGAAATAATGCTTTTCCAGTCAGTATTTCAAGATAAAAACATAATTGGAAAAAGAGATACGGCAATCTGTATGCTAATGTTGATTAATGGCCTTCGCACAGTTGAAGTCAGCCGGATGGATGTGGATGATATATTTAAGCAGAATGGAGATTTTTGCATAAATATACAACGCAAAGGGCACACCACAAAAGATGATTTTATTTCATTACGTAATAGCTGGGAATACATTGAAGATTACATACATGAACTTAATAAAATAGAAGGGCCAATGTTTACATCTTTTGGAGGTAGTCGTATTGGTGAAAGGTTATCAGCTTACGCAATTGGTCAAATTATAACTAAGTATCTTGTAAAAGCTGGAATAAAAAGCGACAGGATTACTCCTCATAGTTTACGGCATACAGCAGCAGTACTTTTAATACAAAACAATTTTGATATTTACCATGTACAAAAACACCTCGGGCATAGTAAAACAGAGATAACAGAACTTTATTTAAAATATGCAGATAAAAATTTAAAATTAAAGGATGAAGCAGGTAATTTTTTGAGTGATTATTATAAAAATGTTTTTAAATCAAAAGAATAGATTAATAATCCTTAGTATTTATTAATGTGATATATTTCTAACATTTATTACGATAAATAAGGCTAAAAATGATAATAAAAAAACAATCAATTAACATTATTAACTTTCTGAACAATAATAATTTAGATATGGGGGTAAAATTCTTTTCAGGGTTTGTAAAGTTAAA